TACCAAAAGCTTTTAGAAATATAGATGATATAATTATGACGTTTGGATATATTACAATTTTTGTAGGAGTAGAATATATACCTTGTGCTTGTGGTTGTAATAACTATTTAGAAGAAGCTGATTATTTATATTATGAATCAAGATATGAAGACGATGATTACTATGAAGAAGATGAGGAGTAATAATATGTCAAGAGTAGATTTATTAAAAGCAATACTACCATTAGAACAAGAGGGTTTACATGACTATCTGTTTATGGTATTAAACGATTACTATCAACCAGATAATATAATAGAGGCAGATGGTGAATACTTATTTGTCAAAGGTGATATTCCTGTTTTGCTTTGCGCGCATCTAGATACTGTGCATAAAATAAAACCAATAGAAGAAGAAATATACTTTGACCAAGAGAAGCAAGTAATGTGGTCTCCCGGTGGCATAGGTGGAGACGATCGTTGCGGCGTATTTATAATTTTAAATTTAATCTTTCAAGGATATAAGCCACACATAGCTTTTACTTGGAATGAAGAGATTGGCGGACTTGGTGCTAGATCGTTATCAACTAGTCTTGACCCCAAGAAGCTTGATGTTCCAATTAATTTTGCCATACAGCTTGACCGCAAAGGTCATCAAGAATCTGTGTACTATGATTTAGATAGTAGGCCATTTGAGAATTATATTAATAGTTTTGGATTTAAAACTGCTATTGGCACATACACAGATATATGTGAGATTTGTCCTGAATGGGGCATTGCTGGTGTAAATCTTTCTGCTGGATATTTGCATGAGCATACAAGTAGGGAGTTGATTCTTTTGAATACTCTGGAGGATACTCTTAATAAGGTATCTCAAATCTTAGAAGATCAAGTGGCCAATCCAAAACCTTTTGAATATAAAGAACTTCCTAGAACTTATACAAGTTATTTAAATAGTAAAGGAATTACTAATACTACTAACAATCATTATTATTATGAAGACTATTATTATGGATATGGGTATGAGGATGAAGAAGAAGATAATAAATATTATTACGATGATAAGTATCATTGTATATATTGCGGCAAGCCCACTAAGATTGAAAACTTTTCTCAATTTGAAGGCTATGAAGATTTTTGCTTAGACTGTTTTTATGATGCCACACCAACAAAAAGAAAGATTCTTGTTGAGGCTACAAAAGGTTTAGGAGGTAATAGAAAATATGGTTGAGAGAATGTCTTTGGATAAAGAAATTAAAGATTCTGTTTATGCTGTTTTAAATGAAATCGTCAGCTACCCAAAGATAAACTTTGATTTATTTGAAGAAAATAAAAATCAATTCTTTAAAGATTTTGGAATGAATTTGATTGTAGAAAAAAGGGGTGTAGTAACATCTCGCGATCCTGAAATTAAAGAAAAAGAATTTCATAATTTTAAAAAAGCCCTGTTAAAATATACAGAAGATTATGAGTTATTAAGATTTATATCTCAAAATGGAATAGAAGGATTTTATCAAAATTTAGTAATTGATAATTTTAAAGAAACAGTTTCAATTCCAAAAGGTATGAAGTTATCAAAAGCATTTAAATATTTTCTACAACCTTTTGATTTAAACTATTGGCAAACACAATATTCTCAAGTTTTAAATTCAGATAAAATGTCTGGGAATTTGTGCTTGTCAATTCATCCTCTAGATTACTTATCCATGTCACAGAACAATCATAACTGGCGCTCATGTCAATCTCTTGATGGAGAATATGCGGCTGGCACATTATCACTTATGTCAGATAAAAGTACTATTGTTGCTTATTTAGCATCAGATCAAAAACAATCTATTGAAGGATTTCCACCAGATGTTTTATGGAATTCTAAAAAATGGCGACAACTTGTTCACATAGATAAAACAAGAAGTAAATTTATTTTATCAAAAAATTATCCACTTTATTCTGAAGAACTAGAAGAACAAATAATTCAAATGATAAAAGATTTATATCCCGGAAATTGGATTGAGTCAAAAGACTTTCATCGCTCAAGTTTTATTGCTAATGCAAAAACAGGTGGAACAAAGATACATTATAATGATGTTATAAGTGGGAATAATTTTACACCCAGATTATTTATGGATATGAATAAAGATGAAGATAAAAAAATAATTGTAGGTTCTAGAGTTGCTTGCCTCAATTGTGGTAATTATGATATAATAGATTCACAGGGATTTCTCTGTGCAGGTTGTGGAGATCATGTAGTTTGTGATGATTGCGGAGCACTCACTTATAGTGAAGATGCTTTTTATGTAAACTCTACTGGAAGCTCTATTTGTCTTGATTGTTATGAAGCAAATTATTCCGCCTGTGATAGTTGTGAAGAGAGCTATCCTAATCATGATTTAACACATAATGAAGAAGAAGACAGTTATTTATGTGAAAACTGTTTATAAAAATACTAAAAAGGAGAATTCAAAATGGAAGAAAATAAAGTAGGAATTAATAAAAAAATTAATGGAATTGATTTATTATTGTGGTTTCAAAATAAACATTTAGCTTTGGAAGAATTACCAGAAGGATTAAATTTAAAACAAAGCGATGAACTAGTATCCAAGTTTCCTAATGCACCAAAAGTTATTCGAGAATTTTTATTGACTTTAAACGATTTAGAATACACTATTGAGGACAGTGCTGATGATACTAGCGGATCTGAAGTTTAAAGAAAATATTAGAAAAATTATTAATGAGGGCTGTTGGGATCAAGGTCCTCGTCCCAAGTGGCAAAATGGTTCTCCTGCAAATAGTAAATTTATAACAGGAGTATTTGAAACTTATGACTTATCCAAAGGAGAATTTCCTTTAACTACACTACGAAAGATTCCTGTAAAATCTGCTATAAAGGAAATATTATGGATATATCAAGACCAATCAAATGATTTAAAATTATTAAAAGAAAAGTATGATATACATTGGTGGGACTCATGGGAGTCAAATTTAAACCCTGGTACTATAGGTTTAAGATATGGACATACTATAAAAAAATGGAATCAAATAGAGAAGCTTTTAGAAAGCTTAAAATCGAATCCATATTCTCGACGTCATATAATGACAATGTGGAATCAAGAAGATTTTGCGAACAGTGATGGGTTATATCCTTGCGCTTATGAAACCATTTGGTCTGTAAGGGATCAAAAAGATAGAATAAGAAAAGTTTTAGACCTAACATTAGTACAACGTTCCTGTGATTATTTAACTGCAGGACATATAAATAAAATTCAATATGTTTGTTTGCAAATGATGGTTGCTCATCATTGTGGCTTTGGCTTAGGAAAGTTTAATCATCTTGTACAAAATTTACATATTTATGATTTACATATTCCAAATGCAGATATTCTTTTAGATACTGTAGGATCATCTATAAATCCTGTAATTTATTTAAAAACTGATAAAACAAACTTTTTTGATTTAAATATAGATGATTTTATAATAAGTGATTATAACCCTGTACATACAAACTTAAAGTTTGATTTAGCCATATAGTCGCCTGACGGTGATTTTTTGCCTCATATAACATAATTTTATAGTCCAAAAAATACTTACAAATCAATTTTTTATTTTTTTCCTAAAAAGAGGGGTTTTATGTCAAAGAAAATTGTATTAGTTACTGGAGGATTTGATCCAATTCATTCTGGTCATATAGCTTATTTTAATGCTGCCAAACGACTGGGAGACTTTCTTGTGGTAGGTATCAATAGTGACTCTTGGCTAATTAGAAAAAAAGGAAAAGCATTTATGAATTTTGAGGAAAGAGAATGCATAATTTCAAATTTGCGAATGGTTGATTTAGTTATAAATTTTAATGATGATGATGGATCAGCAATAGATGCTATTAGAAAAACAAGAAAAATGTTTACGACACAAACAATTTTATTTGCAAATGGTGGGGATAGAACAAAAGTAAATATTCCAGAAATGTCTTTTAAAGATAAAGATTTATTATTTGAATTTGGTGTAGGTGGAGAGCATAAAAAGAATAGTTCTAGTTGGATTTTAAAAGAATGGGAGAATCGATAATGGTAGATAAAAATAAAATAATAAATCAAATAAAAAGAATTTTACAGAGTGGAACTAGTGGCACTGTTATGTGTGACTCTTGTTATCGAGTTTCTTCTTATTCAATTAGTTCAGAGATGGAGGCAAGACTAGAGGCTTTTTTATTTGCTATTGAACAAGGTGAATATGACTATGCATTTGAAAGAGGGAATCAAAATGCCGAATTTAAAAAAGAAAAAAATTGATAAATACTTAGATAAAATGATTTTAATTTATCAAAATATTTATAAAATTGGTTTAGAAACAAATGGAGAACTTGCAAATCCCGATCAATATCTAGGAAAAATACAAGCCCTAAAAGAATTTAGGGTATTTTTGAATAAGGGTGAATTTTTTGATTCAGATTGACAAACCCATAAAAATATGGTATAATTATTACAAGAGGTGGAAATGGTGGAACAAAATAAAAAATTTATTAGTGCAGATCAAATGCTACAAAAATTTTTTGAAGAATATTTAAAAGTTATTCAAGAAGATGAAGAGATTGTAGATAACGCAAAAAAACATCGAATTTATATTGATACCACTGTTCTAAAATGGGGTTCTGAATATGATGGAGAAATTCAAAAAACAACTCATGTTCGTGTAAAAGTGGATAATAAAGTTGTGAGTTATGATTATAAAAATTTAAAAGAATTATTAAATGTTTTAAAGTTATTATCTAATGTAGAAATTGTTTATAATGGAGAAACTATTTAAATAGGAGATGTTGAAATGAGTAGAGCTGTAACTTACTCAAATTTTTATTGTACTCAGTGCACAAATAAAATTTCTCTTCCTAGAAAAAATTCTAAACAAAGAGAAAGAAATCATTTAAAAAATATATACTGTATTAAATGCAAAGAAGAGGTCAATCACTATGAAGTTAGAAGTTGCGATCACGACTTTGTATTTGATGTTTTTGCTGAAAAAGTTGCAGCAAGAGAATTCAAAACTAAAAAAGGAGATGCTGTAATTGAAAAGATTTCTAAAGTATTCTGAAGAAACACATCAAGCAGAAGTAACTTTGGTTCAAGGTCCAGTGAGAGCTGTAGGTCGCGCGAAAGCCCATGAGGAAGATTGGAAGTATGCAAACAAATTAACTGGTTTGCAGATAGCAGAATTTAGAGCCTTAATAAAGTTTTTAGATAAGCGATCAAAATTAAAAATGAAACAGGTTGCGCGGCTTCGTAATGATGCACAATTTTTAGAAAATAGCGCAAATGAAGATCGAGCAGAAATGGAAGAATTGAAAGAAGTTGTTGATTTTTACATTGAAAGAAAAAATGATTTATATAAAAATTTAAAAAATCCTCCAGAAAGAATTAAATGGAATGAGTTATCTGGTGATATGCTTAGTGATGAATTTAAAAAACAATTGGAGATAAGCGATGGAAAAAATTAATATTTGGTTAGACAATAGTCGCCCAGTTCCAGATGGTTGGATTGGTGTAAAGACTGCTGCTGCATGTATTGGAAAAATAATGTCTTTAAATTTAGACAAGGTTGAATTTGATATTCTATCATTAGACCATGATTTAGGAGAAGGAAATCCAACAGGAACAGATTTTTGTAAATCATTTATTAAGCATCCAGATAGATTTCCAAATACTATTTATTTACATACAGCTAATCCAAAAGGAAAAGAAAGAATGGAAGAGCTACTATTCAGTTGCATCAAAGAAAATAATTTAAAAACAAAATTAATCTCAACAAGGATGCCGGGAACAATTTCTAAATCTAGAATAGATGGATAGGAGAATTTTTACAATGGGACAATTAACAGAGCGTTGGAGTAGAGCAAATGAAGAAATGAAATTCTATGACCAACAATTAAAAGAAGTAACACAAACACAAATTTTTCAAGATATGATAAAGAATCAAGCTCCTAAAATATTAGATCCTCGAATACAATTATTTAATCCAGGAAAAAAACCAAAGGTGGCGAAAAGAAGTGTTTCAAATAGAACAACTAAAATCTAAAAACTTTATCGTCTATCATAAAAATTATAGATTTAAAGAAGATTGGCTTCTTCAAGCCTTTTTATTAGGAAAAGATAGAGCAATAGATTGGATTAAGTTTGTAGAAGATTCTTATTCTGATTCTGTTAAAGTATTTAGAGAATCTTATTTATGCGAAGTGGACCATGTTTATCGAGGTCCCGCAGGATTAAAATTAGAATTTCTAAATAAAAAATCTGCTGAAGATTATTGTCAAAAATTAAATGCGCTAGGAGTATAAAAATGAAAGTAGTTATATTGGCTGGAGGCTATGGAACAAGAATAAGCGAAGAATCTCATTTGAGACCTAAGCCTATGATAGAAATTGGTGGTAAACCAATACTTTGGCATATTATGAAAATATATTCTCATTATGGCTTTCATGATTTTATTATTTGTCTTGGATATAAAGGTGAATTTATTAAAGAATATTTTGAGCACTATCATTTACAAAACTCTGATGTAACTTTTGATTTTATAAATGATGAAAGAATATTATATAATAAAACAAATGAACCATGGAAAGTAACTTTAGTCGATACTGGCTTAGATACTTTAACCGCTGGTAGAATAAAAAAAATTGAAAAATATATTCAAGAAGATAATTTTATGATGACTTATGGAGATGGAGTATCAAATATAAATATTCAAAAATTAATAGAACATCATAATAAATACAATAAGATTGCAACAGTTACTGCAATACAGCCTCCGGGTAGATTTGGTTTAATGAATATTAATAATAATAATTTAGTCTATGGCTTTGAAGAAAAACCAAAAAATGATAATAGCTGGATAAATGGCGGATTTTTTGTTTTAAATAAAAAAGTTTTCAATTATATTGATGACCCTCAAGTTTTATTTGAAAAAGCACCCCTAGAAAAAATTGCTAGAGAAAATGAATTGATTGCCTATAATCATGATGATTTTTGGCAATGTATGGATACTCTAAGAGATAAAAATTATCTTGAAGAATTATGGAAGAGTGGTGCTGCACCATGGAAAATTTGGACTTAAAATTTTGGAAAGATAAAAAGGTTTTAATTACAGGAGCAACAGGATTTAAAGGTAGTTGGCTATCATTAATGCTCTATTTTCTTGGAGCAAAAGTAACTGGATATTCACTGCAACCACCAACAGATCCTTCAATGTTTAAGATGTTAGATTTAGATATGTATATATTATATGTAAAAAACAATATTCTTAATTTATCTCCACTAAAAGAAACAGTTAAAAAACATAATTTTGATATTGTTTTTCATCTTGCAGCGCAGCCGCTAGTAATTGATTCATATAAAGATCCAATAGGAACTTATATGACTAATGTTATTGGAACTGCAAATGTGTTAGAAGCTATTAGAAACAGTCCTACTATCAAATCTGTTGTTGTTGTTACCACAGATAAATGTTATGATAATAAAGAGTGGGAATGGTCATATAGAGAGAATGATGTCCTTGGAGGATATGATCCTTATTCAAACAGTAAAGCTTGTGCTGAACTTGTAGTTGATTCTTATCGAAAAAGTTTTTTATCTAATATTGGAATTGCTACAGCAAGAGCAGGAAATGTAATAGGTGGTGGAGATTTTTCTCCAAATAGATTGGTTCCTGATTGCATAAGGGCAATAAATAAAAATCAAACAGTAGAAGTAAGAAATCTTAATTCTGTGCGCCCGTGGCAACATGTGCTAGAACCTTTATGGGGATATATTTTATTAGCTGAAAAACTTTGGATTAGTCCTAAACAATTTTCTGAGGCTTGGAATTTTGGTCCAAATGAAATAAATAATAAAACCGTAGAATATGTTGTAAATTATTTATGTAATAAAGTTTATTCTGAAATAAATAATTCCACTCATGAAGCAAACTTTCTAAAATTAGATTCATCTAAGGCAAAAACAAGATTAAATTGGCATCCCAAACTAACTTTAGATGATGCACTAGAAATGACTCTTGAATGGAACCGTGCAAAAAATAAAAAAGAACTAACAATGAAACAAATAGAAAGATATTTATTATGAAAATATTATTAACTGGTGGATCTGGGTTTATTGGAAGAAACATAATTGAATCGTTAAAAAATAAATACGATCTTTTTTATCCGAAAAGAAATGAATTAAATCTTTTAGATGAAAATGAAGTAAAAAATTTTATTAAAAAAAATAAAATAGATATCATAATTCATTCTGCAATGAAACCGGGACATCGAAATGCTGCAGATCCCAATAATATTTTAGAAGAAAATTTAAGAATGTTTTTTAATATAGCAAGAAATAATGAATTTTTTGATAAAATGATATTTTTAAGCTCTGGGGCTGTCTATAACACAAATCAAGATTTGAAAAAAGTTGAAGAATCTTTTTTTGATAAATCTATTCCTAAAGACCCTAATGGTTTTTATAAATATATTTGTACTAAATATTTATTAGAAAAAAATAATATTTATGATTTAAGATTATTTGGAGTTTTTGGAAAGTATGAAGATTATAGTATAAGATTTATTTCAAATGCAATATGTAAAACATTGCATAATTTACCAATAACAATAAAAAAAGATAGGGTTTTTGATTATCTTTTTATTGATGATTTTATAGATATATTAATATATTGGATTGAAAATAAAAACAATTTACAATATAAAAGTTATAATATTACTCCAACCAAATCAATTAATCTAAGTTCTTTAGCGTTAATCATAAAAGAAAAAAATGAAATACAGATAGGGGATTTTGGTTTAGGATTTGAATATAGTGGAAGTAATTTTAGATTATTAAATGAATTGTCTTTTAATTTTACTTCATATGAAAACTCAATAGAAAATTTAAAAAAATGGTACAAAGATAATTTAAATACAATAAATAAAGATTTTTTACTATATGATAAATAGGTGAAAACATGATAAAAATTTCAGATTTTATAATTAAACATTTAGCAGATAATTATGGAGTACAAGATATTTTTATGATTACTGGTGGAGGCGCTATGCATTTAAACGACTCTGTTGGAACAAATCAAAAAATAAATTATATTTGTAATCATCATGAACAAGCTGCTGCTATTGCGGCTGAAGGATATTCAAGATTAAATGGAAAACTTGGGGTTGTTTTAGTTACAAGTGGTCCAGGTGGAACAAATACATTAACTGGAGTTATGGGTCAATGGACAGATTCAATTCCTGTTTTATATATTTCTGGACAAGTAAAACAAGAAACAACAATAAATTATTATAATTCAACACTTCGACAATTAGGAGATCAAGAGATTGATATAATTTCTTTGGTAAAAAACTTAACCAAATATTCTAAAACAATTACAAATGCAAAAGAAACAAAAAAAATATTAGATGAGGCAATTTATCATGCAACTGAGGGTCGGCCAGGTCCAGTGTGGATTGAGGTACCATTAGATATTCAAGGTTCAATGGTAAACGAAGATGATTTAATATCATTTGATCCTCCCAAAACTAATTATGATATTGATAATTTAATTATTGATGAAGTAAAATTATTATTAGAAAAATCAAAAAGACCAGTAATTATAGCTGGACATGGAATAAGAATATCAAAAGCAGAAAAAGATTTTCTTTCTTTGGTTGAAAAAATTCAAATTCCTATACTTTCTACATTTAATGGATTTGATTTGATAAATACCGATAATAAATTTTTTATAGGAAGAATTGGTACTTTAGGAACAAGAGCTGGAAATTTTGCTCTTCAAAATGCTGACTTAATAATTTCAATCGGATCTAGGAATAATATAAGACAGATTAGTTATAATTGGAAAAACTTTGGAAAAAATGCAAAAAAAATTTTTATTGATATAGATAAAAAAGAATTAGAAAAACCAACAATAGAATCAGATATGATTATTCACGGGGATGCAAAAATTTTTATAAAAAAGCTTTTAGAAATAAAAATTAATCCAATATGGTCAGAATGGTTGGAGTGGAATATCCAAAGAAAAAATCGATATCCAGTAGTACTAGAAGAATATAAAAATTCTGATAAAGTTCATCCTTACTTCTTTGTTAAAGAATTAACAACCAATTTAAAAGATAATGATATAGTAGTTGCTGGAAATGGAACAGCTTGTGTTGCTTTATTTCAGGCAGGAGTAGTAAAATCTAATCAAAGAATATTTTGGAATTCAGGATGCGCATCGATGGGATATGATCTCCCCGCGGCTATTGGAGCTTGCTTTTCTAACTATAAATATGATATAATATGTTTAACAGGTGAAGGTAGTTTACAAATGAATATTCAAGAATTTGCAACAATTAAACACTATAACCTGCCTATAAAAACTTTTGTTCTTAATAATAATGGATATTGTTCAATAAGACAAACACAATCTAATTTTTTTAACGGAAGATATGTTGGTTGTGATGAATCCAGTGGATTATATTTTCCAAGCTTAAAAAAAATTGCTAAGACATATGGTATTCCTTATAAAAAATTATCTACTAATAAAAACCTTAATAAGAAAATAAAAAAAATTCTTAATACTCCAGGCTCAGCTATAATTGAAGTTGATTTAACTTTAAATTATATTTTTAGTCCCAAACTATCATCTGAAAAATTACCAGATGGCAGATTGATTTCTAAACCTTTAGAAGATTTATATCCTTTTTTGAGTAGAGAAGAATTTGAGGAAAATATTATAAAAGATTGGAAGTATTAAAATGAATTTATTAGAAAAAAAAATGGTTTCTGTTTTAAAAGATTTAAAAGATAATCATAATGTAATTGGAATTAAAGCTGAGTTTGAGGCTGAAGGCACTAGAATGGAAGAGTCTCTCAGATTAAAAGAAGTTATTACAAGGGCTGGGCTTGATCTAGCAATCAAAATTGGTGGATGCGAAGCTATTCGAGACATGTATGAATCTAGGGTTGTTGGGGTTAATACTATTATAGCTCCAATGATAGAATCTCCTTTTGCATTAAAAAAATATTTATCTTCAATTAAATTTGTTTTTCCACAAGAAGAAAGACAAGATATGAAGTTTATGATAAATATTGAAACAGTTACTGGATATAAAAATTTTGATGAAATGCTAAATCTTCCAGAAATAAAAGAATTAACTGGAATTGTTATAGGTAGAGTTGACTTAACAGGATCTTTGGGCTTAAAAAGAGAAGATGTAAATTCATCAAAAATCTTTGAAATAATTTCTGATTTAACTCAAAAAGCAAAATCAAAAGGTTTAGAGTGTGTTGTGGGTGGAGGAGTTTCTGCAGAAACAATACCTTTTTTAAAACAATTACCAGAAAATTCTATTGATAGATATGAAACTCGAAAAATTATTTTTAAGTGCCCAGATGCTTTTGCAAAAGGATATGATAAAGGCATTTTAAAAGCTGTTGGATTTGAATTGATGTGGTTAAAAAATAAAAGAGATTTCTATGGTATGATTTTTAAAGAAGATGAAACTAGAATTCAAATGCTTCAAAACAGATATGATAAATTGATCAAAGATGCCGGTGGAGAGTATGAATAACCAAGTTGTACTAATTACTGGGGGATCTCGTGGAATAGGTTTTGAAATTGTAAAATATTTTAAAAGCATGGGAATTGAAGTTTTAAATCCAACAAGAATAGAACTTGATTTAAATGATTTTAAATCCATAGAAAATTATATGGATAAAATATCTAGAGTAGATGTATTAATAAATAATGCAGGGATTAATATTTTAGGAGACACTTCTTCTTTATCTGAAGAAGATCTCCTAGAAACTTTTCAAATTAACATTTTATCTCCAATTAAACTGTCTCAATTAGTAATTCCTAAAATGAAAAATGGTGGAAAAATAATAAATATAAGTTCAATTTGGAGTTTTGTTTCAAAGCCAAAAAGATTTTCTTATAGTTCTGCAAAAGCAGCATTAGATGGATTAACAAGATCACTTGCAGTAGAATTAGGAGATAAAAATATCCTTGTGAATTCTATTGCTCCGGGATTTATTGATACAGATTTAACTAGAAAAAATAACAATGAATTAGAAATAAAACAAATTATAGAAAAAATACCCCTAAAAAAATTGGGAAATGTACAAGACATTGCTAAGATGGCATATTTTCTTTCTTTTGAAAATGAATATATAACAGGTCAAACTATAATTATAGATGGTGGTTATTTATGTCAATAAAAATAAAATCAAATAATAAAAATTATTTTGTTTATTTTTTTGAAGATTTAAATTTTTTAAATGAATTAGATTTTAAAAATTCTTTATTTATAATTGATAGTAATGTATGGGCTATTTATAAAAACTATTTTCAAAATTTAATTCAAGAAAAATTTTGTTTTATTATTGATGCAAAAGAAGATAATAAAACATTAGCTATGGCTCAAAAAATTTATAATAAAGCAATTGAATTAGAGTTTAAAAAAAATATGAAAATAATATCAATTGGTGGAGGCATTGTTCAAGATGTTAGTGGATTTGTTGCCTCTACTTTATTTAGAGGAATTACTTGGTACTATATACCAACAACGTTACTAGCACAGTCTGATAGTTGTATAGGAAGTAAAACTTCAATAAATTATAATGATTATAAAAATTTAATTGGAACTTTTTTTTCTCCAAATAAGATTTTCATTTCTTTAGAATTTATAAATAGTTTAAATAATATTGATTTTTTTAGTGGATTAGGAGAGATTGTAAAACTCCATATTTTGGGTGGTAAAAAATACATTAAAAAATTAAACAATTCTTTTGATTTAATTTTAAAAAAAGATAAAAAAACTATTATGGAAGCAATTAAAAATTCTTTATATATTAAAAAAAGATTTATAGAAAAAGATGAATTTGATATGGGTATAAGAAACTATTTAAATTATGGACATTGCTTTGGTCATGCCTTAGAATCTGCAACAGAGTTTAAAATTCCTCATGGACAAGCAGTAACCCTAGGTATGTTATTAGCAAATAATTTTTCAAAGATAAATAATGATTATATAAATAATCTTATAAATAGAACTTTAATTTTTAATATAAAAAATATTGAATTTAAAATAGATGATGTAATAAATTTTATGAAAAAAGATAAAAAAAGAATGACAAACGATTTGCCATTAGTTTTGTGTGATAAAAATTTAAAATTTAAAAAAATTAATAATTTTAAAACATCAGATGCAGTTAAAATTTTGGAGGATTATTTAAATGAACTTAGAAGAAATTAAAAGAAAAGAAATTCATGAAAAGGTCATAGAATTTTACAATCTTTTTCATAAAAATAAAACAAAAGAAAAAATTAATTATGCTGGCAAGATTTACGATGAAAAAGAAATGATTGCCTTAACTGATGCAACATTAGATTTTTGGTTAACTTCTGGTAGATTTTCTAATGAATTTGAAAAAGAATTTGCAAAAATGATGGGTGTAAGATATTGCTTATTAGTAAACTCTGGCTCATCCGCTAATCTAGTAGCAATAAGCGCTCTTACTTCACCCAAATTAGGTGATCGAAAATTAAATCGTGGAGATGAAGTAATTACTGTTGCGGCAGGATTTCCAACAACAATAGCTCCAATAGTTCAAAATGGATTGATTCCTGTATTTATTGATATTGATCTAGGAACATATAATATAAAAATTGAAGATATAGAAAAGGCAATAACTCCAAAAACTAAAGCAATAGTTTTAGCACATACAATGGGAAATCCATTTAATTTAAAAGAAGTCGTTCGAATAGCAAAAGAAAAAAATCTTTGGTTGATAGAGGATAATTGTGATGCTCTTGGTTCTTTGTATGATGGCAAATTAACAGGAACTTTTGGTGATATTGCAACCTCAAGCTTTTATCCTCCTCATCATATAACAATGGGTGAAGGTGGTGCGGTATATACCGATAACCCACAATTAAAAATGATATTAGAATCATTTAGAGATTGGGGAAGGGATTGTTGGTGTGCGTCTGGTTGTGATAATACTTGTAAAAAAAGATATGGTTGGCAATTAGGGTCATTACCTTATGGATATGACCATAAATATACATATTCACATTTGGGATATAATTTAAAAGTAACTGATATGCAGGCAGCAGTAGGAATAGAACAATTAAAAAAATTACCTAATTTTATAAATGCAAGAATTAATAATTTTAATTATTTAAAAGAAGGTTTGCTTGATTTACAAGATAAGATTATACTGCCTGAAGCTACTGAAAATAGTCAACCTAGTTGGTTTGGATTTATAATTACAATTAAAGATGGAACAAAATATTCTAGAAATAAAGTTGTTGAGTATTTAGAATCTAAAAATATTCAAACTAGAATGTTGTTTGCAGGAAATATTATAAAACAACCTGCATTTGAGAGTGTTGAATATAGAGCCATAGGAAATTTAGATAATTCAAATAAAATAATGAATGATACTTTTTTAATTGGAGTTTACCCTGGATTAAGCTTAGATAATTTACAATATATGATTAATGAAATTAAAACTGCTTTTAAGGAGTAGAATATGAAAACAGTAACAATAGTTTTAAATGGTTTTAAGAGACAGCATACTTTAAAAGAGCAAATTCAAGCTTTCAAAAATCAAACTTATCCAATAGAAAAAATTATGTATTGGAATTTAAAGTCTGATGATTTAAGATATCAATTAGATTATAATTTTTTAAAAAAAGAAAATATTGAATATGCTGAAACAAGTCATGATTATGGAACATGGGGTAGATTTTCATTTGCATTAAATACAAAAAGTGATTTTATTTGTATTTATGATGATGATATTATTCCTGGACCGGGATATATACAAAATTGTGTAGAAACATTTGAAAAACAACCCGGCATTCTTGGTCTAATGGGAACAGTAATAACTCAAGATAAAGGTCAATGGATTCAATATGGATGGAGAGATTTTAATAACCCAAATCCAGTTCAAGTAATATATCTTTATCAAAGTCATTTTTTTCCCAAAGAAGTTCTACAAGCTTTTTGGGCCTCAGCACCAAGCTGGGATTTGGTTTGTAATAGACATCTAGGAGAAGATCTTCATATTGCCTTTGCTGCAAAAAAATATTTTAATTTAAATGCTTATGTTGTACCACATCCTAAAAACAATAAGACAATTTGGGGGAATATTGCAGGAGATAGATATGGAGAAGATGAACATTCAATACATTTAAGTAATATTCAACCAAAAATGTTAGATCATTTACAATATATGATAAATAATCACGGATATCAAATTCCCACTTTTAAAAATTTTCAAGAAGCTTTACAGTATGGGGAGTGGACACATGGCTAAAAATGCATTAATTACTGGAATTACTGGTCAAGATGGGTCTTATTTAGCAGAACTTCTTTTAGAAAAAGGTTATAATGTGTATGGGTTGAAAAGAAGAACTAGTTCATCTAACTTTGGAAATGTACTTCATTTAAAAGAAGATATTCATTTTATTGATGGAGATTTAGAAGATATGAGTTCTTTAATGAATGCTATTCAGATATCCCAACCTGATGAAGTTTATAATTTAGCTGCTCAGTCATTTGTAGGATCTTCTTGGGATCAACCAATACTAACAGGTTCTTATACTGGATTAGGTGTAACTGCTGTATTAGAGTCAATTAAAAAAATTAAATCTGATGCTAAGTTTTATCAAGCTTCAAGTAGTGAAATGTTTGGAAAAGTACAAGAATCTCCACAAAAAGAATTGACTCCTTTTTATCCTAGATCTCCTTATGGAGTAGCAAAACTATATGGACATTGGATAACTGTAAATTATAGAGAAAGTTATAATATGTTTGCAACATCTGGAATTTTATTTAATCATGAATCTCCAAGAAGGGGAATTGAGTTTGTTACTAGAAAAATAACAGATGGTGTTGCAAAAATTAAATTGGGTTTACAAAAAGAATTAAGATTAGGAAATTTAGATGCCAAAAGAGATTGGGGATATGCAAAAGATTATGTTGAATGTATGTGGCTTATGTTACAACAAGAAACACCAGAAGATTATATAATTGCTACTGGTAAAGCACATACAGTAAGAGAATTTTGCGACTTAGCTTTTTCAACATTAGGTTTAAATTATCAAGATTATGTTGTTGTGGATCCAAAATTTTATAGAGCTGCTGAAGTTGATATATTACTTGGAGATGCATCTAAAGCAAAAAATAAATTAAATTGGAATCCTCAAAAAACTTCTTTTAAAGAATTAGTTGAAATGATGGTATTAACAGACTATAAACTTTTAAAAAATCGTCAAGCAACTTAGTTTAACTCAAAAGCTTGACTTTTTACAATATGTTGTGGTATAATAAACACAACAATACAATATATGAATGGAGCGATCAGAATTGTTTAATGTATTTTCTGATGATTTCCTTTCTAACTATGCAGACTTTAGTCCTCGAATGAATGATCTGGGTATGTTCGTATACTTGCGAACTTATTCCAGATTTCTTCAACAAAAAGGACGTCGAGAAGTATGGAAAGAAACGGTTAAAAGAGCAGTAGAATTTAATATGCTACAAGAGTGGGAGCATTGTCAAAGAATTGGAATGCCCATTACTAGACAAAGACAAGAAAGAATGAGAGAAGAAAGCATTGAGTTTTTTGAATCAATGTATGGACTTAATCAGTTTTTAAGTGGCCGCACAATGTGGGCTGGAGATGCTAATAATAAAGGTATTCAAAAATTTGCTATGGCAAACTTTAATTGCGCCTATACAAAAATAACTAAATGGCGCGACCTATGTGATTTATTTTATGCTCTATTGGTTGGCACTGGGGCAGGATTTGGTTGTCGATTAGATGATGCAAAACAATTACCACCAATTAGAATCTATGGATATGAAGTTGAATTTGAAAATTATAAGTATGTAGGTCGTCCAGGTCAACTTGATAAAACTATAATTGAAAACGGCTCTGATATTGATGGAAGAACAATAGAAGTCACAATTACTATTGGAGATAGTAAGGAAGGTTGGGTTGAAGCATTAGGTTTATTTTTTGATGTTTTAACATTAGATAAATATAAATCTGTAAATAAAATTAAAATGAATTTTGATTTTATTAGACCCAATGGAACTCCACTAAAAACTTTTGGGGGCACTGCTTCAGGTCCAGAACCTTTAATTGAAATGTTTCAAGGTATTTTAAATGTAATTCAAAATAAACTTGATCCAGAAAATCTTGAACCAATGCAGATATCTTCACACGAAAAAGGTCAAGCAAGACCTATTCATGTAATGGATATAGCAAATTTAATTGGTTATAATGTAGTTGTTGGTGGTGTTCGTAGAACTGCAGAAATCTTTCTATTAGATCCTAATGATTATGAATCAGTGTTTGCTAAATTTGGATTAAATGGTTTATGGACACCAGAACACTATGAAAAGTTTTGTGAAATTGAAAAGGCTGTAAAAGCAGCTGGAGTCCCCTACCCTGTCAAAAGATTTTCAAAGATGCACGAAGATTTTAGAGATACAGGAATGTATATGGGAACAAATCTTCATCATCGCCGCATGTCTAATAACTCGGCAGCTTTTATTGACAAACCATCAAGAGAGTACGTAATGTTATTATGTGACATGATGCAACTTGAGGGTGAGCCTGGTATGATTAATTTATATGAAGCAGGCCGTAGAATCTTAAATGCAATGGGTATTAAAAGACCAGATCATGAATCTATCGTAACAATAGCCAAAGAAATTGGATTAAATCCTTGTGCGGAAATTATCTTATTCTCAAAAGGTTTATGTAATTTAACAACTATTAATGTTAAAAATTTTGTTCATGCGGTTAGCGGTCCTAAAGGAACTCGTTATGTGCTTGATCGAGAAGGATTAATTCAAGCTCAAAGATTATCTGCTCGTGCGGGATTGCGTATGACTTTAATTCAACTTGAATTACCTGAATGGCACCGCGTTCAATCTATGGCACGTTTAACGGGCTGTAGTTTAACAGGATATCAAGATGCTATGGAAATGCTTGGCTGGGATCAAAAAACCCAAGATGAGCTTTTAGATGTTCTACGTAAAGTGGGACATGATGCAGTTGCACAATATGCCGATGAACTTCGTGTACCAGTTCCACTTTTTGTTACTGCTATTAAACCCGAGGGAACTCTATCACAGGTTGCCGGTGGAGTAAGTCCTGGATTACATTTTTCACACGCACCACACCATATTCGCCGCATCCGCATAAACAGTAAAGACCCACTAGCTCTTGCTGTGCGTGATTCTGGTTGGACTATTAATCCTGAAGTAGGAACTTCGGGTGCAGATTATTATGAACAAATGACTAATGCCCGCACATGGGTAATAGATTTTCCTGTAGCTACTGGCGCAAAACGCACCAAAGAAGATGTCAGTGCTTTAGAACAATTTGAAATTTATCGTCATTTTCAAAGATATTACACAGATATGAATACATCAAATACTATTACAGTAAAGCCGCAAGAGTGGCGTGAACTATTTGAAAAGATATTTCATAACTGGGATGAATATGTAGGAGTTTCTTTCCTTGCTCTTGATGGAGGTACTTATCAATTAGCACCATATGAAACAATTACAGAAGAACAATTTAAAGATATGTCTGCAATTCATAAACCTTTGCGATTAGATTTGTTAGCTAAATATGATTCTGATTTATACTCTGATCAATTAGATGAAAGCATGGAAGGCTGCGAAGGTGGAGCTTGTGGAATTAGATAAAAAGGAGAATAAAAATGTCTGAAACAAAAAAAATGATTGCTGGCGTAAATATTGAAATGTATGATGATGGCTCAACTGGAATCATAATTCCAGAAGAATTTCAAGAAAAAATTGGTCTTAATCAATTAGAAGAAATTTTAAGACATACTTTAGATAAAGTTTATGTTAATAGAATTAGCATAGCGGTCACAAAAATAATCGAAGAAAAAAATAATCCAAGTAGGAATAATTAGGACAAGTTTTATAAATCGAGTTTGAAGATTTTGCCTTATCAAATAGAAACAAATTTATTTGAAAGGAAAGATACCAATGCCATTGATTCAGAGTGATTCAGATGAAGCTTTAAAAAAGAATATCAAAACAGAAATTAAAGCTGGTCGCGATCCCAAGCAAGCAGTTGCGATTGCATTAGATATTCAAAGACGAGCAAAAGCTAAAAAGAAAAAGAGTAAGCATGATTTTTTAGCTGATCCAATGGAAAAATTAAAAGAAATAGATTTTAAAGCCGTACAAGAAGCCTTAATGAATGCTAAACCAGAAGATGCCGGAGATGGAACTAAGTGTAGATATGTTTCTATTGGAACAATTCAAGACTTAGCTCCTAGCGGCAAGTATTATATAGTTTGGTCTGCCGACCACAAAAATCCAGAAATTGATGCAGATGTCCAATATTGGAATGCTTTTGAAGAACAACTTGAAATGTTTCCTTTTGCAGCTTGGTTGGAAAATGATGGAGATCAAATTAAAGTTGGCGCGCATATGGAAATAGATCAAGAAACTGAGTTGTTTGAAGAAGATGTTTGCTCAGAATGTGGAGAACCAATGGAACAATGTAACTGCGCAGCAGGATTTAAAATGTCTGTTGGCGATATGGTTAGATGGGATTCTGCAGGTGGGACAGCTCAAGGAAAAATTAAAAAAATAATTAGAGATGGGGATGTTCCTGAAATTCCTGTTAAAGTTACAGGTTCTGAAGATGATCCTGCTGCTTTAATAGAAGTTTATCGAGATGGAGAACCATCTGGTACTATGGTAGGTCATAAATTAAAAGGACTGTCTAGATTTGATTTGTTTAAAAAAAAAACTGGACAGAGCACTCCCGCTCCAGCAAAAGATAGAGTAAAAGGCAGTGACACAAATAAACCTGGCAGTGCAAAAAGTCCAGGTGGAGATATTGACATTGACGAAAAAACAGAGTTAGGATTAAAAAATAAAGTTTCTGAACATAATGAAAAAATGAAAAAAGATAATAAACCCGACTGGACTCATGTAACATTAGGTCAATTAAAAGCAGTGTATCGTAGGGGAGCAGGTGCATACTCAACTTCACATAGACCTGGTGTTACTAGGGGCCAATGGGCGATGGCAAGAGTAAATGCTTATTTATATTTATTAGAACATGGAAAGCCAAAAGATAGTAAATATATAACTGATAATGACTTATTGCCAGAAAAGCATCCTAAGTCAACAAGATAAAATATTGACAGTAATTTAAATTTATGTTATAATATTATTATATTAATAAAAGGAGAAGAATGATGTCCAATAAAAAGACTTTTTTTCAATGTTTCTCAATTAATTTTCATCGTTTTTTAAAAGCAAATGGACTTCGTTCAATGAGTAAGAATACCCATTCAAATGGAAAAACGTTTTGGGTATATGAAAGAACGGATCATTTTGAAAAATGTTTGAAAATTTGGCATGATACTAAGCCTGTAAAAAATGAAGAGAATCAATAAAATATGTTTGACAAATATAAAATTAAATGATATAATATATTTATCAAATAAATTAAATTAAATTTAAAGGAGATTATTAAAATGACAGATAACACAATTCGATTAATTAATTACTTAAAAGGACAAGCAGATCCAGTTCAACTAAAACCAACTGCTGATGCTCTAGGAATTTCTTGGCAAGGTGTAAATGCACTAATGAATCAGTTGGTTAAAAATGGCTTGGGTATTAGAGTTCCAGTTGTAGTAAATGATGACGCTGGAAAAGCAAAAGAAATTAAGTTGTTGGTTTTAACAGATACTGGTCGCAATTTTGATCCAAATCAAGCTTAAAAAATACAGGGGTTGCTTCGGCAGCCCCAAATTTTTATGGAGAAAATTATGAAAAAAGACTTATTAATTTCTACAAGCTTTAGTTTAAAATGGAATGATTTAAAACCATGGATTCGATCAATAAATAATACTGATTTTTCTGGAGATAAAATATTAATTGTTTATAATATGGATAAAGAAACAATAGAAAAAATTTCAAATGAAGGATTTTTAATAGTTGCAACTTCTAATCCACAGAAAGATGGATCATATAAATATGAATTTGATACAACTAATAAAAATCTAGCAATAGAAAAGTTTGGTCACTTATGGATTTTTTTAAAAGATAAAATTGATTTATATGAAAATGTATTAATGACTGGTTGTAGAGATGTTATTTTTCAATCAAATCCATTTAATTATATTAAAAATATTTTTGAAGAAAATAAAAATAAAAAAATTATATTATCACCAGAACCAACATTATTTAAAAATGAAACATGGTTTAATGGTCCGAATGCATTAGCCACGTTGGGACAAGCTGCATATTTAAATATAGAAAATTCTCCAATATTTAGTTCAGATGTTATTGCTGGAAAAACTAGAGAAGTTGCAGATTTTTTTGCATTAATTCATCAAATTATAAAATATAATCCAGTTTTTTATTCAGATCAAGCTGTACTAAACTTTGTAGCTTCTCTGGAGCCTTTAAAATCAAGTATATATTATTCTTATGGAATAGAAGGATGGGCTGCTCAAGTTGGATTATATTTTTTTGAAGATTTTAAATTACCACTTGTACCCATAGAACCATCACCAATTTGGAAAAATAATAAAGTTTTAACTTATAATCAATTAAAAGAATTTGATTTAATTCATCAATATGATAGATCTAGTCATATATTAAAATACATAAATGATTTATATGAATAAAAGGAGTTTATTATGAAAGATTTAATTATAGGATTTTGTCATCAATTAAATTGGGAAGATATGCAAATTTGGATGAACTCAATTGATAAAGCTAATATCAATGCTGATAAAATTATGTTGGTTCATAATGCAAGCAAAGATTTAGTGCAAAAGATTGAATCTAGGGGTTATATGATATTATCACCTTCTCTTAAAAAAGAAGATGGTTCTTATGAACACAATACTTTCTTTGGAGGTATTGAAAGATTTGGATCTTTATGGACTTTTTTAAAGTTTAGAAAAAAAGAATATAGATATATTTTGATTACAGGTTCTAGAGATGTTTGTTTTCAAAAAGATCCATTTGAATTTATGGATATTGCATTTAAAAATAATCCTGACAAAACAATATTAATTGGAGCAGAGCCCTCCTATTTAAGAGGTTCAGAATGGTGTATAAATCACATGATAAATACATTCGGCCCTTTTGTCTTAGACCATTTAATGGATGAGCGGATATTAAATCCAGATGTTATTGGAGGAAAGTGTCCAGATTTTGTTGATTTTTTAGCATTATTTTATTTTTTAGGATCTTCTATTAAAAACTGGGGAACAGATTTACCTGGTTTATCTTTAATTGCAACTCTTGAACCAGTAAAGTCAAAAATTTTAATTCCAGACTATGAAGATGCATGGGCATTGCATCATTCTTTATATTTAGGAAAACCAGGAGAATCTGATTTAGATACTTTTCCAATAACAAGAGATAATAGAGTTTATTCTTCAAAAAGTGGAAAAGAATATTATGTTTTACATCAATATGATAGAAATTTAGAAATGAATGAAATTATAAAAAAAGTTTATGGTGATAAATAAAATGATAAAAATTTATGATTGTTTTAATTTTAATAATGAAAAAGAATTAATAAATTTTAGAATAGATTATTTAAAAGATATTGTTGATTATTTTATTATTGTTGAAGCTGATAAAACTCAATCTGGATTAGAAAAACAACAAAATTTTTCATTTGATTGGTTTGATGAAAAAATTAAAAATAAGATAAGATATTATTTTATTTCTTTTCCAAATGAAGATAGTTTGGAAAGCCCCATTTGGACATCTAGTGAGGACTCTATTCCATCATGGAAAAGAGAAGAGTACCAAAGAAAATATTTAAAAAATGGAATTTTTGATTCTCAATCAGATGATATAATTATTGTTTCAGATTTGGATGAAATTCCAAACAAAGAAAAGATATTAAAATTAAAAGAAAACCATACAACTCTAAATGATTTTAAACTTGTTTCACTTGCAATGAATATGTTCAATTTTTCTATTGATAATTTAAAATTAAATGAAGACAATTCTCCCTTTATTTGGTATCATCCAAAAATTTTAAAATCAAAAAATTTAATATGCACAAATAAAGTAAGACTATCTCAACCAAATGCAATTATAGAAAATGGTGGTTGGCATTTTACATATTTTGGAGGAGAGCAAAGATTAAAAAATAAATTAAAAGATGCTGCTCATAGAGAAGCTGATAATGAAAATCAATTAAAAGATTTTTTAAAAAGTATGAAAAAAGAAAATTATACAAAATTAAAATATCCAAAAGAATTATTGCCAGATTTAATTTTTACAGAAAAATATAAAGATTTTTTTACTAATTAATATTGACAAATATAATAAAGGAGGATATAATATTAACATGAACAAATTATTACAGCTATTAAAAACCTATCAAGCAACACTACATGCAGGTGCAATAAATATTCATAATCTACATTGGAATTTAGAAGATCAATTGTTTTTTACTCTACATCCATATCTCGGTGACTTATATGAAACTTTAAATGATAATGAAGATGAAACCGCAGAGCAAATTAGATTTTTTCAAGATAATCCCATTACAAAACTAGATGTTATTTCAACAACCAGCATGCTGCCTACTCTTGATAGTAAAACCTGTACTGCCTCAGAAGCTATTGATACAGCACTTGAAACTTTTCAAATTATCTATGATTTAACAATAGAAGTAGTTGCTGAAGCAGATAAAATTAATGCATGGGCTGCAGTTGAAAAATTTAGTGGACATTTAGTTACATATGAAAAAATAATTTATTTCTTACGATCCAGTTCAAAATAAGGAGATTTTAAATGTCTACAATTAGTTTATGTATGATAGTAAAAAATGAAGAAGCGGTATTGGCTAGATGTCTTGATTGTATAAAAGATATTGTTGATGAAATTATTATTGTTGATACTGGATCAAGAGATCGCACAAAAGAAATAGCATTACAATATACAGATAAAATTTATGATTTTGAATGGATAGATGATTTTGCGGCTGCTCGCAATTTTGCCTTTAGTAAAGGTAATTGCGAGTGGTTAATGTGGTTGGATGCAGATGATATAATTACACAAAATAGCCAAAAAAATTTATTAGATTTAAAAAATAAATTAGATAGTTTTTCTTATGATTGTATAGTTACAAAATATGAAGTATCATTTGATTTAAATGGTAATTTAGAATTAACATCTTTACGAGAAAGAATTATAAGAAAATCTAAAAATTTAAAATGGATTGGAAAAGTTCATGAAACAATAAAAAATTCTGCAGAAAATAGTATTTTTATAAATGATATAAATATAACACATAAAAAACTTAAATCAGAATCGGATATCCCAAGTGAAAGAAATTTAAATATTTATAAAAAAATGATTGAAGAAAATATTGAATTAGATAGCAGAGATCTTTTTCATCTTGGAATAGAATATTTAGATATAAATTATTATTTAGAATCAATAAAATATTTTAATCAAGCCATTGAAAAAGGATTGTCTGATAATAGAAGTTTGTATATTCAAGCAATAGCATATCTTTCTGAATGCTATATTTCTACTAATCAATATACTAAATCTTTAAATATTCTTTTTGAATTTTTAAAAAAATCTCCACCAAGTAAAACAATAATTTTAAAAATTGTAAAAACTTATTGGGAACAAAATAAAGTAGAAGCTGCTTTAAAATGGTGTCAAATGTGTCTTGGCTTTGAAGAAAAACATCAAGGTATTTTACTAGATAATAGAGAAGATTGGTTGCCACATCAATATATAGCAAACATATATTTTGCTATTGGCGATTATGAAAAAGCTTTAAAACACAATAACATTTTAATAAAAATGTTTCCAAATCAAAAAGGTTATTTAAAAAATAAAAAACAAATAAAAGAAAAAATGAATTCTAAAAAAGGAACGGTAATTAAATTATGACTTCAATTAGTTTATGTATGATAGTTAAAGATGAAATTGATACTTTAGATAGAGCTTTAAAATCTATTGAAAAAGTTGTAGATGAAATTATTATTGTTCAAACTTTTCCTAGTTGGCCTACTAAAAAGATATGTAATAAATATAGTGCAAAAACTTATGATTTTAAATGGATAGATGATTTTTCTGCAGCAAGAAATTTTGCTTTTAGTAAAGCTACTAAAGATTATATTCTTTGGATGGATGCTGATGATTTTTGGGAACCTCAAGAAATGGAAAAGTTATTAAATTTAAAAATAAACATGGATACAAATATAGATGCATGGATGATGGGATATATAGTTCGCTTTGATGATAATGGAGTTCCATTAATGAGTGTTCAAAGAGAACGACTTATTAAACGCTCAAAAAATTATCAATGGAGTGGAGCTGTACATGAATGTATAATTATTCCAGAAACAGAAAAAATTGCTGGAATTGATATACGAATTGTGCATGGAACAAATAGAACTGAGCCAAATGCCGATAGGAATATTCGCATCTATGAAACACAAATAGCCAATGGAAAAGAATTAGACGCTAGAGAATTATATCATTATGGAAATGAGTTATTTGATCATAAAAGATATGCTGATGCAATAGAGATTTATGAAAAAATGTTTAAAAGACAGGGCAATGATTTATGGATTGAACATGCAATTTCTGCTTGTGGAAGATGTTCAGAAGCATCTAATTTTTTAGGCAAGAGGGAAAATATACTGCCTTATTTAACAAAAAGTTTTGAATATGATAATCCAAGAGCTGAGGCAACAAGTCAAATTGCAAATTATTTTTTAGAAAATAGAAATTTAAAATTAGCTATTTTTTGGGCTGAATTAACAACAATGTTAGTCAAACCTGAATATTCTCCTATTTTAATGGAAAATTGTTGGACTTGGTTACCACATGCTATATTAGCAAATTGTTTTGCTCTTTTAGGTGATTTAGATAGAGCACTTCATCATAATGAAGAAATTTTAAAATTTAAACCAACAGATCCGGAGGCTTTAAATAATAAAAATATATTAATGAATGCTATACAACAAAAAAGAATTCAAGAACAATCTCAGCGACAAATTCCAGTAATTAAGCTATAAGATTTAATTGACAGTTGTTTTTAAAAATGATATAATAATAATGTAGTAAATAAATGGAAAAAGGGGCATATGCCAAAATGAAAAAAATGATTAACAAAACAACTGTCGAAGGAATCTTGGTTGAAAAAGATTTGCGATCTGGAGTGGCACAAAATAACGGAACTGCTTATATTGCGGGAAAGCTTCATGTTGAAACTACTGATGGTAATGTAATCACAGTTGAAGTCTATGAAAGTGAAAAAACGACAAAAGGTTTAGCAAATCAGAAATATCCTGTATTAAAAGGAATTTTTGATAATGGTCAAGCTAAACATGATGGGGCAACAAATCCTACAAAGCTTCGTATTGCATCCGCACTAGGTACAAATGATTGGTTTAATAAAGAAGGAGAATTAGTTTGTTCTCTTATCAATCGTGGCGGTTTTGTAAATGTATCAAGTTCAGTTAATGCAAAAGCTGATTTTGAAGTTGATGCTGTTATTAAATCAGTTCAACCAGAATTGCGCAATGGTGAAGAAACTGGTCGTTTGTATGTTAATGCCATTATCTTTAATTATGCAAACCAAGCTCTACCTGCAAAATTTGTTGTTGAAAACAAAGCTGGTGTAAAATATTTTAACAATATTGAGCCAATGACTTTTATTAAAATTTGGGGCGACCAAGTTAACTCAACTATCGTAAATGAAAAAACTGAAGAGTCTGCATTTGGAGATGCAAAGGTTGTAAAGTCTTCTTATACAAGAAAAGAATTCGTTATTACTGGCGCAAACACAGAAGCTTATGATGAAAGCCAATTGAGTCCAAATGAATTACAAGTAGCTCTTCAAGCTAGAAATGTTTATATTGCTGAGTTAAAAACAAAAACTGAAGCATATCAATCATCTAAAGGTGCTAGTGGCGCAAAAGCTGCTCCATCTAAAGGACTTGGATCTGTAGCAGTTGGTAACTTTAATTTTTAATAAATAGGAGGATAGATCAATGTTAGATATTTTTGATATTAAACCACATGAAGTCAGTAGAGATTTGCGTGGATACTCTGTAATGTTTTATGGAGAGCCTAAAAGCGGTAAAACTACAACAGCATCAAAGTTTCCTAAATCACTTATTATTGCTTTTGAAAAAGGTTATGCGGCTTTGCCGGGAGTTAAAGCTGCCCCAGTAAATAGTTGGTCAGACTTTTTAAAAATTCTTCGCCAATTAAAAGATCCAAAAGCAAAAGAAATTTATGAAACAATTATTATTGATACTGCGGATCTTGCTTATGACTATTGTGAGCAATACATCTGTAATATAAATGAAGTAGATGCCATTAATAAAATTCCTTATGGTGGTGGATATTCACAAGTTGCAAAAGAATTTGATTCTAAATTACGTTCTATTGTTCAACAAGATTTTGGTTTAGTGCTAATCAGTCACAGTACTGAAAAACAATTTATTTCTGAAACAGGTCAAGAGTACACTAAAATTATTCCAACTCTACCCACAAAAGCTCGCTTAATTTGCGGTCGTATGTGCGATATCATTGCATATAGTAGAACAGTTGAAACTGATGATGGAAATAAAACAATGCTTTTCCTTCGTGGAACTCCTCGATTTGAAGCAGGATCTCGTTTTAAGCATACACCAGAATATATTGAATTCAATTATAAGAATTTAGTAGGTGCTATTAGCACTGCACTTGATAAACAATCTGAAGAAGATGGACAATTCTTTGTTGAAGGCAAGAACAATATTAACAGTCAGAATTTGAGTACGCTTGATTATGATAGTTTAATGCTTGAATTTCAATCTATTACAGGAGACCTTATGGCTAAAGATAGTCAAAAGTACTCTCCCAGGATTACTGAAGTTGTTGAAAGACATTTGGGTAAAGGCAAAAAAGCTAGTCAAGCAACTAGAGATCAAATTGAATTGTTGGATATTATTGTTTATGAGTTAAAGGAGTTGCAGTAAAATTAACCGGGGGGCCTTGGCTCCCCATTAATTTTTTGAGGTGATATATGAAACCAGTAAAATGTTTTTATTGTGCAAATTTAATTTATAGAGAAAAAGAAGAGTTTAATCAATTAAGCTCTGGTAGATATGCACACAAAAAATGTACCGATGAAAATCAAAAAGCAAATGAAGACAGACAAAAATTACTATCTTATATTAATGATCTTTTTGGAGAGCGAGTAAATTTTGGTGTTGTAACTAAGCAAATAAAAAACTATATTGATAATTATGGATATAGTTATAGTGGAATACATGGAACTTTACACTATTGCTATGTTATTAAAAAACAAGAAATAAATCGAGCAGAAGGTATTGGACTTGTTCCATTCTATTATAATGAAGCTCGCAGATATTGGTTGCAAGTTGATGGTGCAAAAAATCAATCTTTAAATTTTAAAATTGAAAAGAAAACAATAAACATTAGCTCGCCGCAACTAAGACCATTAATAAAACAAAAACCTTTAACATTAGAAGAATTGGAGGCAGAATTGAGTGACGAAAACATCTAAATATACAGATAGAAAATCAGCACTTCAAGTACTGGCTTCTTTATATAAGTATCCCCATTTATTTGATCAAACTGATAAATATTATTTTACAACAGCAGATTTTACAGATGGCTTTCATAAAATAATTTTTAATTCTGTGTATGCCTTGCGGACACAAGGATTGAATGAAATTGATCCAATAGATATAGAAAACTATTTATCATCTAGACCGGGTGTACAAAAAATATTTAATGATAATAAAGGGTTTGAATTTTTAGAAGCCTTAAAAGAGTTTTCAGATTTAAATAGTTTTAATTACTATTTCAATAGATTGAAAAAATTTACTTTATTAAGAGCTTTCGATAACTATGGTATTGACATCTCTTGGTTTTATAATACTGATTCATTAACAGTTAATGATTTGCAAGAGCAAGAAGATCGATTAGACAATAGCACAATAGACGATATAGCTAATTTAGTTAATCAAAGAATTGAAGATATAAAACTAGAATATTTGGGTAAGGTTGCAAGTGAAGCACGACATGCTGGAGATGGATTAGCTGATTTAATTGAAAGTCTAAAGCAATCTCCTGAAATTGGTGTTCCACTATATGGACCTCTTATTAATACTATTTCACGCGGTGCTAGACTTAAAAAGTTTTATTTGCGGTCAGCTCCTACGGGCGCAGGTAAAACGCGCATGATGATTGCTGATGCGGTTAACTTTGCCGCCAATCAAATCTATGATACTTATGAATGCTCTTGGGTTTCAAATGGAACATCAGAACCTACCTTATTTATAACAACAGAGTTAGAAATAGATGAGGTTCAAACTATGGCTTTGGCATTTTTATCAGCGATTCCAGAGGATAATATTTTAAATGGAGAATATTCTCCTGAAGAAGAAGATCGAATAAAAAAAGCAATAGAAGTATTGAGTAATAGTCCTCTATGGATTGAACATCTACCAGATTTTTCTTTGCGGGATATTGAATCAGTTATTCGTAGAAATGTGCGGGACAATGGAGTAAAATATGTTTGTTTTGATTATATTCATACTTCTTTAAAAATATTAGAAGAAATAACTCAACGTACAAGCGGCATGAAATTACGAGAAGATAATATTTTATTTATGCTGGCAATCCGCATAAAAGACCTGTGCAATGAATTGGGAATTTTTGTAATGTCAGGAACACAATTAAATGCAGATTGGGAAGATCGTACAACATCAAATCAAAATGTGCTTCGTGGAGCAAAAGCAATAGCAGATAAAATAGACTTGGGTATTATTACGGTTCCTGTTAATGAAAGTGATCGAGAAGCCCTGCAACCTATTGTAGCAGCAGCTTGTTTACCAATGCCAAACTTGGTGCATCATGTTTATAAAAACCGCAGAGGGAAATTTAAATCTGTAAAATTGTGGTGTGCGGCTGATTTTTCTATATGTAGAGTACGTGCTCTATTTATGACTGATGATAATTATAAAATTATTGAAATACAAGATTTGGACATTGTTGTTGACGCAAATAATTAAAATATGATATAATTATAAAAAGGGGTGATTATTATCCTCGACAAGAATTTAGTAAAGAATCTATTAGATGAAGACAAAATTTGTGAACTATTACAAGAGCTTGGGTCTAATAGACCATTTCCTAGACACGAGGCTCTAGTATGTGAAACAATTTGTCACAATCATCCCGGCGAAGGTAGTCATAAACTTTACTATTATCCAAATACAAAACTATTTAAGTGTTACACTAATTGCGGAGAAGCATTTGATATATTTGATCTAATCGTCAAATCAAATGCTATTCGTGGTATTAAACTAGAAATGTTTCAAGCTGTCCAATGGGTTTGGAGTAGATTAGATGACAAAGGATTTACTGGACAAAAGTCACAAATCCAATCAGAAGATTGGGATATCTTAAATAGATACGCACAAATCCGTTCTATACAAACACTTGAAAAACAAGAATTAAAAGAATATCCCGCCTCAGTATTAGATAGACTTCCATTTTTTATTATTGATGATTGGCAAAAAGAAGGAATATCTGTTCGTACAATGCAACACTTTGGAATTAAATATAATCCTGTAACTAATGCAATTATCATTCCGCATTATGATGAAAAGAATAGATTGATTGGAATTAGACAAAGAACACTAGTTAAAGAGGATGAGGAAATTTGGGGTAAATATCGTCCAGCTCTCATTAATGGAGAAATGTATAATCACCCACTATCTCATGCTCTTTATGGATTAAATTGGAATTATCCAAATATAAAGCGAGCTAAAAAAGCTATTGTTTTTGAGGGAGAAAAGTCTGTTATGTTATTTGATTCAGTTTTTTCAAAAGAAAATAATATTTCATTGGCTTGCTGCGGTTCAAATATTTCTCAAAGACAGGTTGATATATTAGTTGATTTAGGAGTTGAAGAAATGATAGTTGCTTTTGATAAAGAATTTTTAAATGTTGGAGATGAGGGATTTAATTCCCAAACACAAAATTTAAAGAATATTTATAAAAAACATTCTAATAGATTAAACATATCATTTGTGTTTGATAAACAAGGATTATTAAAATTAAAAGAATCTCCAATCGAAAGAGGAAGAGATGTATTTATGAAACTATATGAAAAACGATTCACGCTGGGGGAAAAATAATGAAATATACTTTAATATCACCACCAGATGACAAGCTAACAGTAGTAGAACAGGTTTTAGTTAATCGTGGAATTAATCTGGCAGACGTTTCCAGATATTTAAAAACTACAGATTCAGAATTACACAATCCAAAACTATTAGACTTTATTGAAGAAGCTGCTCATCTATTTATTGAACATTTAGAAAAAGGACATAAGATTTATGTTCAAGTAGATTCAGATTGTGATGGCTATACCTCGTCAGCTTTTTTATTGAATTATATTTGGAGATACAATAGTAAATATTTTGATCAATTTAAATTTGCATTACATGCAGGAAAAGAACATGGATTATCAAAAGAATTTGTAATAAATGTTGAAAAAAATGAATTTAGATTAATTATAGTGCCTGATGCTGGATCGAATCAACATGAAGAACATAGAATTTTACGAGATAAAGGAATTGACTGTATTGTTCTTGATCATCATGAAGCGCACGAAAGATCTCGCTCAGCATCAGTCATAAATCCACAACTTGATGAATATCCCAACAAACAATTAAGCGGAGTTGGAATTGTTTATAAATTTTGTAAAGTATTAGACGAATTATTCGGCGTAGCCATAGCAGATCAATTACTAGATTTAGTTGCTCTTGGTATGGTTGCAGATATGGTGGATATGAGGGAATTTGAAACTCGACACCTAATAATTAAAGGAACTACAAATATCACCAATCCCTTTATCAAAGCTCTTGTAGAACGCCAAGCTTATTCTATGAAAGATGGAGTAACTCCCTCGGCTCTTGGTTTTTATATAGCTCCAATAATTAATGCAATTATTAGAGTTGGTGAGCCAGAAGAAAAGATTTTATTGTTTTCTGCTATGCTTGAAAAGTATGCTTATAAAACAATACCATCAACTAAGAGAGGTGCAAAAAGTGGTGAAACTGAAACTTATGTTGAACAAGCTGTGCGGCAAGGCGCAAATATAAGAAGTCGTCAAAATCGCATGAGAGACACAGGATTGGAATTAATTAATAATATTATAAAAGAAAAAAAACTTGATGAAAATAAAATTATTATTGTGGAAGTAGAAGATATTATTGATAAAAATTTATCAGGATTAATAGCTAATCAATTAATGTATCGATATCAAAGACCTGTTTTATTATTAAGAAATACTGGAGATGGATTGTTTCAAGGCAGCGGTCGAGGTTATGATAAGTCTGATTTAATGGATTTAAAACAATTTTTAAGTGATTCAGATTTAGTAGAATATGCGGAAGGGCATTCAAATGCTTTTGGAGTGGGTATTAGTGATAAAAAGCGAGAAGAGCTAATAAAATATTCTAATGAAGAATTAAAAAGCATAGACTTTTCTCCTAGATTTTTAGTTGACTTTATTTATGAAGCTGAAAATATTAACTATCAAGATTTAATGGATATTGGATTTTTGAAAGATTTATGGGGAAAAGGAGTAGAAGAAGTTTTTGTCGTTGTGAAAAATTTAAAAGTAACAAAAACAAATTTAACTTTAATGTCTCCTGATAATAGCCCCACTCTTAAAATTCAAAATGGATTAATATCATTTATAAAATTTAAATCTTCTAAAGAAGAATATGAAAGCCTTCTATCAGATGGATTTATTTCTATTGATTTAATAGGAAAATGTACTATAAATGAATGGAATGGAAATATAACTCCACAAATATTAGTAGAATCATATGAAGTTACCGGAGGGCAAAAATGGTACTTTTAAGCGAATCTAAATTTACTATTATTATAAAATGTTAATTATAATAATTCATATAAAGGAGTGTTTTATAAATGAATGATGGTGTAAAAATGACTGGTCACATTTCATGGGAATTAACTCGTGTAGATGGAACCATTGAAAAAGGTAGTAAACAAAATGTAGTAACAGATTATGGAAAACAATGGATTGGAAGTATTTTGGGATCAGGAGCCACTGTTGGAACTTGGTTTGGATTTGGTACAAGTTCAGGTTATGCAGTTGCGGCTGGTAATACTACTTTAGGAGCTGAATTAAGTACCGCAGGAACTAGTTACAGCCGAGTAACAACTACAAGAAGTAATAGTGCCCCTTCTAATATGGTACAATATCAAGGAACTTTAACTGGATTAACTTCAACTGGCTTAACCGTAGTTCGTGAAGTTGGAATTTTTGGTGGACTTACTTCAGGTGGAGCAGGTTTTACTATTATAGCTCGCCAAACTACTGGAGATATTCAATTTACATCTTCTTCTGATAGTCTTGCAATTACTTGGCAAATTACATTTAGTTAAGAGAGGATGGTTTGAATCATGGCCTCTTCAGGAACAACACTAGTATATGATACTTTTACAAATAGAGTTCAAGCTGTTAATCCAACATGGACAGCTATAAATGCTACACCTCAAATTGGATTTAATAAATGGAAACCTCTTTATGCTGGAACTGGTGCTGGTTCTTCAGTATGGGGAATTAGTACACTGGGAACAACTACTAGTTATATGTATTGTGTAACTACAGGAGGATCTGGATTTGGTGTTGGAATTAGCGCAGGAAAAAGCACTAATTATGATTTAGAGTGGTCATCTAATGGACAATGGGGTGGAGGCACTGCTGTCTATCCTAGACCAAATTTTAGAATAGCTTCAAATGGACTTTCTTCATCTGGTGCATCGAATATAAGATTTGCTATAAATTTAACAACTCTTGAAATTCAAGAAAATGATGGATCAAACAATTATGATTTACAAAGAATTGGTTCACAGAGCATTCCATTTAATCCAATATATAATGGAATATATACAGCACCACATAATTTCAAGCTTTCATTTAGAGGAAGACAAATAGATGTATATGTAGGAATTAATGGCGCAGGCGCAACCTATAGAGGTACATTTTACACTGCGGCACTTTTAAACAATCCAATTAATTTTACATTTGAAACTGCTTTAAACAATATTGCATCAATAACATATCCATATGGTGCAATAAGTAGTGTTAAAGTGACTTCTAATACTAATATTGATTATTCACCGATAGTTTATGATTCTTTTAATCGTGCAGTAACAACTGGAATAACTGTAGGATCAATAGATTTTGGAGGACCTTATAGTTCAGTAGGAACTAATGCTGGAATTTCATTCATTGTTTTATTAGGTGGAATCAATACTTCAAGACTATATTCTTCTAATGATGTTAATGGATCCGCAAATATATTTAAAGATATTTTTCCAAATACAAATAATTTTAGATTTGAATTTGATGAAGTTTTTGCTCCAGTAGCAGGAACTACAGGAAGAGCATTTATTCCATATTTTAGATATAATACTACAGATTCAAGTTATTTATGGTTAGATTTAAGAAGTACTGGAGTTTCTTTAAACTGGACTACTGGTGGAATAACTACAACAATAGCTAGTGGAGTTACATCACATGTAGCAGGAACTATTTATAGATATGCGGTTCAGGTTAAAAATGATCAAATTGATGTAATTTCTCAATCAACAATAACTACAACCGGAATTACAATTATAAGTCAAACTGGTGTAACTTATAATAACGCAGCTGCGCAAAATCAAATTGGATTTAATTATTATAAAGGTAGCGCAGAAGCCAGTGCTTATAATACTTATTTAAATAATTTTGTTATTTTTAATTTAGGTAGTCAATCCACTGTTTTAGGTGAGTTTCAAGCACAAGATGATGTTCAATTTAAAACTTTTTCTCAAATAGAAACAGATTCACAATCAGTATCTGATTCATCAATTTTAAAAATAATTGGAAGAAATGTATCAGAAACATTAAATGCCACAGATGCACAAATTATAAAACAATTTATATTAACCGATCTTGATGAAGTAATAGTAATAGATTCTTCAATAATAAGAGGAAAGTCTTTATCAGACACTGTTTATTTATTGGATGGTCCATATGAAAAATATAGCAATTCTGCTGTTGGTTATGTATTTGGAAGTAGTCTTCCAATAAAAATACAACAACAAATTATTCAAAAATTAGAAATTAGTTCAAAAATAATAACAAATAAAAGAAATCAATAGGAGGTTTACTATGGTCCCAACAAAAATAAGACAGGGAGATATTGGTACCTCCCTAAGATTTACAATTATTGATCAAGATAAAAAAGTAGTAAATGTAAGTGGGTGTACAGTATCATTATATATTCAAAGATCAGATACTGTATTAACAAAAACTTGTACAATTTTAGATGGTATAAATGGATTAGTTCAATATACAAGTATTGAAGATGATTTTTCTGTAGGTGATGATACATATCAATTAACTGTAAATGTAGCATTTCCTACAACAGGATATCAATTTACTGCAATTCAAGATTTTCCAGTTTATGTAGTACCCGCCCCATTATAATGAAAAGGAGTGAAATAAATGGCTAATGAAAATAATAATGTAGCATCATTTAATGTAATTAATACACCGAGCATGGTTGCAGGAACCAATATTCCATCAGTAGCAATAGCTACATTTGCTTCCGGAGCAACTTTATCAAGCACATTAAGCTTAGGAGGATCAGTTTTAATTGGTTTAATTTCTGCAGTTACATGGACTGCCGCAGATTTAACTATGCAAGCTAGTGTTGATAATACTAACTTTTTTGATGTTTATGATAAATATGGAGCTGAAATGGTTTTAAAAACAGGTGGAACAGCATTTACAACATCTAGTAAATTTATTCCTTTGGCACCTGCAGATTATATTCCATATACTTTTTTAAGATTTCGTAGTGGTACTGCAGCAACTCCTGTAACTCAAGCAGCTGGAAGAACAATAACTGCAATTATTAGAACAGTTTAAAGTGAGGTGCTTAATTTGACACTACTTTCAAAAACAGAATTTAATCCCAATTCTTCACCTTCACAATTTACAAATTTACAACTATGGTTTGATGCTTCAACTATAGCTCAATCTGATAATACTGCAGTATCATCATGGACAGATTTATCTACAAATGCATGGAGCTTTTCTCAGGTAAGTACAACGCAACAACCTACTTTTAGAACAAATAGACAAAATCGATTGCCCGCCGTTGTATTTGATGGAGTAGATGATTTTTTAGCATCAACTGCTGCTGTTGGCATAATGAATAATGTTCCTGGTTGTATTATGTTTCTTGTTGCAAAATGGAACCCTACCGCAACAGGGGGAAGACCATTTACTATTGGAGCTAGTACTTCAAATACAAATAGATTTAATTTTAGTAAAGGATCAGATAATCTACCTACTATCACTGGGAGAAGGATAGATGGAGAAGCTACAATAAGCGCTGATACAAATACTTTTGCAGTAGATGGCAATCAATTTTTTATTTGTTCTGGTCTTATAGACTATATAAATGGTTTTATAAAAATATATTATAATGGACTTCCTTATTCACAATATACATTAACAACTTTTGGTGGAAATTCTTCAGCAACAAATTCTTTTGCTGTGCGGATGGGTGCAAATGCAGCTGCATCAGCAGGTCAACCTTTTTCTGGTGAGATATGCGAATTAATAGTTTATAATAGAGCATTAAGTGAAGATGAAATTAGCCGCATTCATGCTTATCTTGCAGCAAAGTGGGGTATAAATATAATATGATACATAAAATTATTGTAATTGAAAAAAAAGATCAGTCTGCAGCAAATGCTTTTTTAAATTCATTAGGAACAGAAAGCGAACCTTTTATACAGGCTTTATTTAAAAATAAAATACATACGCATTATTGGACTGGTTGGTTAATGACAGATCAACAATATGAAGAAGTAAGAAATAATCCTATGTTCAAACTTTATGAAACAACAAATGAAGTTTTTAATTTAGAACTTTTTCCTGATGATTCAGATGAATAAATAACCCCCTCTAATCGAGGGGGATTTTTTTTATTGACCAATTCCTTTGAATATGTTATAATATTAAAAGGTGATAAAAATGATTATATTAACTCAACAACAAGAATGGGCTATAAAAGAAGTCAAAAAATTATTGGCTCAAAAAAAACCCCTCATTACCATAGCGGGATTTGCGGGAACTGGAAAAACTACTCTGGTTCAATATCTTATAGAATCTTTGGGCTACACTCTAGATGATGTAGCCTTTGCTTGTTTTACAGGCAAAGCTAGTTTGGTATTACAACAAAAAGGAATTCCTGCCACAACACTACATTCATTATTATATATTTCTTTTATAAATAAGGGTGGAGATTTTGTTCATGTAAAGAAAAAGGAATTGGACTATCCCTATAAATTAATTGTTATAGATGAAATATCAATGGTTTCAAATGATATTTTAACAGTGGCACGCAGTCATAGGATTCCCATTATAGCACTAGGAGATATCGGACAATTACCACCAATAGGTGAAACAAATGGATTGTTAGATCGTCCCGATATCGTATTAACTGAAATTTTGCGGCAAGAGGCTGACAATCCTATTATTCAACTATCTATGGATATTCGTGCGGGCAAATCCCTATCTTTAACAAAAAATGAAAATATAATGATAATAGATAGATCTGATTTAGTAGCGGGAATGTTTACTTGGGCAGATCAAATTTTATGTGGCTATAATAATACTAGAAATGAAATTAATGCGACAATCCGCAAAATATTAGGATATGAAAATCCTATTCCTGAAAAGGGAGAAAAGATAATTTGTACTAAAAATTATTGGAACACCCTATCCCATGATCAAAATTTACCGCTAGTAAACGGAACAATTGGATTTATAGATAAAATTTATTTTTCTACAAATAAAGAACAAACTATTGATTTTAAGCCAGATTATATAGACGACTTATTTAAAAAAATAACCGTTGATACTGCTTTGTATCAAAATCAAAAACCAAAAGAGCAATGGATCTATAGAGCAGGTCGGCGTATTCCAGTATTAAAAGATGTTAAACTTTTTGATTGGGCTTATGCAATAACTACACACAGATTTCAAGGAAGTCAAGCTGATAAAATTTTAGTATTTGAAGAAATGTTAAATCCAGATACTCATAAACAATGGCTATATACAGCCGTAACTCGATCTGTTCAAAAAATAATTATTGTAAGGAGATAAAAATGGAACAAGTAAAAAATTCATTCGGCACATATGGCAAACACATGATTGCAGATTTATGGGGCTGTGACTATGATTTAATTAATGATTTGCAATTTATGAAATCGCTATGTGAGTTAGCGGCACGAGGTACTGGTGCAACAGTAGTGAATGTAATGTACAAAGAGTTTGATCCGCAAGGATTAACAATTTTAGTTCTTTTGGAAGAATCTCATTTAAGCATTCATACTTATCCCGAATATGGATTTATAGCATTTGATTGCTATACTTGCTCCGATGTTTGTTATCCAGAACAAGGGCTTGAAATTTTTAAAAAAATATTGGGTCCTGAAGAATGTCAAGAAAATTATTTTGAACGAGGCATAAGAGGCTAGGATAAGACCTAGTCTTTTTTTTTATTGATAGAATTAATAATTTGTGATATAATATTAATATAGATGAAATTTAAAAGGAGAAAGCTTATGAGCTATGTCTCAGTTCACAATCATACACATTACTCAAATTTGCGATTACTTGATTGTATAATTAAGCCAAAAGATTTAATGGATCGAGCTTATGAGCTTGGTCTTTCTGCTGTTGCTATAACTGATCATGAAGCTTTATGTGCTCATGTTGAAGCTATCCAACACTATAAAAAAAATTATCAAAATAAAGATTTTAAATTGATTTTAGGAAATGAGATTTATTTAACTGATGACAGATCAATGGGTGGAAAATATCCACATTTTTTATTGATGGCTAAAAATGCCGAAGGTCATAAAGCTCTAAGAGTATTAAGTTCTGCGGCCTGGTCTAAATCTTATTTTGATCGAGGCATGGAACGAGTTCCTGTTACAAAACAAGAACTTTTAGATATATGTAAAACTTATCCTGGAACATTAATAGCAACTACCGCATGTATAGGTGGGGAACTATCTCAATATATTTTAAAATTAGATGCGGCCGAGCAAGCTGGAAATGAAAATGAAATAAAGCTTTATAAAAATAAAATTGTTGAATTTGTACAATTTTTAAAAGATTGCTTTGGAGATGATTTATTTTTTGAAATTGCACCAAATACAGCTGAAGAACAAAGATTAGTCAATAGAAGGATGAAATCCCTGTCCAAATACTTTAATATACCAATGCTTTTTGCAACAGACTCTCATTACTTAAATCAAGAAGATCGTGAAATTCACAAGGCTTTTTTAAATTCAAAACATGGTGAGCGCGAAGTAGATGACTTCTATGCTACTGCTTATATTATGTCTGAAGATCAAGTTTGGGATTATTTAAAATTGGATTTTTCACAAGAAGAATTTAAAGAAATGGTTGTAAATTCTAGAACAATATTAGATAAAGTAGAGTTTTATGATTTATATCGAACACAAGCAATTCCAACTATAAATTTAATTCCAGAACAAATAAATGAAAATGAAATTAAAGATTATGAATTTTTACATAAAATGTATAAGAGTTCATATGAACAAGATAAATATTGGATTACTCGCTGTATTAATCAATTGATTAAAAAAAAATTATTCAATCAAGAATATTTGAAAAGATTAGATCAAGAGGCTAAAGAATTATGGGGTATTTCTGAGACATTAGATTTACGCATGACTTCCTATTATAATACCATGGCTAAAATTATTGAAATAGTATGGGATAAGGGAGACAGCCTTGTTGGAGTTGCGCGCGGATCCGCCACAGGATTTCTTTCTTGCTATCTCTTGGAAATAACTCAATTGGATCCTATCAAGTGGAATTTACCACATTGGCGTCATTTAACTGCAACTAGACCAGAATTACCAGATATTGATTTTGATACACAAGCCCTACGCAGAACACAAATACTAGAAGCAGTAAAAGATTTTTTTGGCGAACAAAATGTTTTAAATATTTGTACATTTGGAACTGAAGGACCAAAGAGTGCCATTCTAACTGCATGCAGAGGTCTTGAAATTGATAGTGATATTGGTTTATATTTAACAGGAATGATTCCACAGGAACGTGGATTTACTTGGCCGCTGCAAGATTGTTTGTATGGAAATCGAGAAAAAGGTCGTAATCCAATTCATATGCTCAAAAAAGAAATAGATAGATATCTAGGTCTTGAAGCTATGATTTTAAAGATTGAAGGCTTAGTAAATAAGCGCTCTATTCATGCCGCAGGTGTTTATATTTTTAATAATGGATTTTATGAAATGAACGCATTAATGAAAGCTCCAAATGGACAACCTATCACTCAATGGGATATGAATGATTCAGATTATATGGGTTGTTTAAAATATGATTTTTTAACAATAGAGGCATTAGATAAGATACGTGTAACTCTAGATTTATTATTAGAAGATAATCAAATAGAATGGCAAGGAAGTTTAAAATCAACATATGATAAATATATTCATCCAGATGTACTTGATTATTCTGATGCAGTTTGGAAGCCTTCATGGTCTGGTTCTGTAATTAATTTATTTCAATTTGATACTATGGTTGGCGGTCAAGCCATTAAAAAGGTTAAGCCAATTTCATTAGATGATGCGGCAAGTGCAAATTCTTTAATGAGATTGATGCCATTAGAAGATGGAACTGTTTTAGTTGATAAATATGTAAACTTTAAAAATAACATTCAACTTTGGTATAATGAAGTTAAAAATGCAGGTTTAAATAAGCCAGAAGTACAAATGCTTGAACCGCACTATCTTTCAGTTTTTGGAGTTCCAAATACACAAGAAGATATGATGGAAATCTTAATGAATCCACAATTAGTAGGCTTTTCATTAGAAGAAGCTAATTATGCACGTAAAATTGTAGGCAAGAAAAAGATGGATGAAATTCCAAAGCTTAAAAAAATGATTTATCAAAAATCACCTTGCCGCAAAGAATTAATGGACTATGTCTATGCAACAGCTATTGAACCTCAATTAGGTTATTCATTCAGCCGCAATCACACAATGCCATACACAACAATAGCTTTACAAGAATTAAATCTTTATAATAAGTATGATAATCTATATTGGAATACTGCATGTCTTACAGTTAATGCAGGAGCTAGTGAAGATGTCGATGATGAGCGCGGCACAGATTATGCTAAAATTGCGACTGCTATTGGCGATATGCAATCAAGAGAGGTAGAAGTCTCACTGCCACATATTAATAAATCTAGTTTTAGTTTTAAGCCAGATATTGAATCTCAAAGAATTTACTTTGGGTTAAAAGGCTTATCCAATGTTGGAACTGATGTAGTAAATAGAATAGTTGAAAATAGACCATATTTAAACCTTGAAGATTTTATGGAAAAATGTCCGCTATCAAAAACTGCTATGATTTCTTTAATTAAATCAGGGGCATTTGACTATCTTGAAAAAAAACCCAGAGAAGAAATAATGACAAGATATTTGCAAATGACCATGGGCGTCAAACAAAAAGTCACTTTACAAAATCTGCCACAACTTATTGAATATGAATTAATTGATTCATCTGTAGCGGAGCCCATGAAAGTTTATGAATTTAATAGATATTTAAAAACCTATTGCAAACAAGGCTCTTATTATTTATTGGATGATAGAGCGACAGCTTTTTATGTAAAAAACTTTGATGAAAGAAATATAGAATTAGTAGATAATAAATCGGGTATTTTAATCAAGACATGGGAAAAGCTTTATGATAAATCAATGGATAGAATAAGAGATTGGATTTCTAAAAATAAAGATTATTTATTAAATGCTTTAAATGAACGAACATTTCAAGAAGAATGGGATAAATACGCACAGGGCAATCTCGCGGCATGGGAAATGGATTCTGTATGTTTCTACTATTCTTTTCATGAGTTAGATTTTATTAATCAAACAAAGTATGGTGTTAGTGGATTTTTAACTCTACCAGAAGAGCCACGCATAGAAAAAATGTTACAATTTAAAAATAAAAATATTCCCATCTATGAAACCGCAGTAATAGCAGGAACTATTGTCGGCAAAGATAAGATTAAATCTACTATTGCTTTGGCTACGGCAAATGGAGTTGTGTATGCAAAATTTAGACCTGAACAATTTGCTTATTATGATAGACAAATGAGTGAAAAGCAAGATGATGGTTCTAAAAAAATAACAGAAAAATCTTGGTTTAAGCGTGGGCGTAAAATTTTATTAACAGGATATAGACGAGGAAATGAATTTGTTCCTAAGACTTATAGTCATACTCCAACAGAAACTCTATATTTAATTGATGAGATAAATGAAAATGGAGATTTGGTATTGCGTGGTAGTAGAGAATAGATATTGACTTTCTATTCTCTCTATGTTATAATAAATATGAGGTGAAAATAATGGCAGAATCAGATATTCGCATGGAAGATGTAGGAAAAATGATGTTGCAAAATGCAACAATAAAACCAAAAGATGAAATTATTCATCAATTTAAAAAGTTTTTAATAAAAAATATTGGTACTCAATATTATATTTTATTATCAAAACAAATTGATTATTATACGGTTTTTAAAATAAAATCAGCTTCTATTGAAGAAATAGTTGAAAATATGTATGGTTATTTTGAAGAAAGCTATTTTTATAAAAGTGATGAAAATCCATATGTTAAAATGAGTGATATTAAATATTATGAATATAATAATGAACAAAATCATTTGGAATTATGGATTGATGATGTTTACTTTCAATTATGTATTTTTGATTGGGGAGTTGACGAAGTATGAAGACATTAACAATAAATTGTTTTAATTTTACAATTGGAACACCTGGAATGATTAATGATGGAACCGAAATTAAATTAGATAAAACTGATGCTGGACATATCTTTAAAGCCGCGCAAGAACATGGTATTGATAAAGTATATTTAATTGGTCCAACTGCAATAACTCAAAGAATTATACAAGAGCTAATAACAGAATATAAATATTTTGAAGTTAGCTCAATTGTGGGATAGGAGGAAATATGTCAGTTCAAAATTTAAAATTTATTGAAAGTTATTTTGCTACAACAGAAGAAGAAGCTGAACAGTTTGTGGTAAAAATTAAAGAATCTGAAGGTTATAATGTTGTTGCTCATAGTATAACAAAAAAAGTAAAAAAAGATAATGAATACTATGTTGTTAAAATTACAAAAGAATATAATCAGGAGAAGGATTTGGCATGAATAAACTTAGAGGATTTGAAATTGTTATAGATGCACATCGTCAACATGCAAAAGATATTGTAATTCCACAGCGTAGTACGAGTGGATCGGCCGGATATGATTTTGTTAGTCCAATAGAAGCTTATATTGTAAATGGTAGTTCAATTGTTGTATGGACAGATATTAAAGCTTATATGCAAGCTGATGAAATATTAAAAATTTACCCGCGATCTGGGACAGCTTTAAAAAAAGGTATAGTTGTAAAAAACTCTGTTGGAATTATTGATTCAGATTATTATAATAATCTCAATAATGATGGAAACATTGGAATTTGTTTATACAATTTGTCTGGATTTACTCAAAAAATAGAAATAGGCGAACGCATAGCTCAGGGAATTTTTGAAAAATTCTTTTTGGTTGATGATGATTATGTGATAGCCGGCCGCGCTGGTGGATGGGGCAGTACAGGGCAGTGATATATTTAGCTCTTGATCAATCTTCTAATATCACTGGATATTCGGTTTGGCAAGATTCAGAACTAATAGAATATGGGAAGATTAAATTTGAGGGTGAATTTATTCAAAGGATTGTTGAATTAAATTTTTGGATGATAGATAAGATAAAAGAGGCTGAGCAAGAAGGTCAAGATATACAAGTAGTTATTGAAGAAATTCAAGAACAATCAAATATGCAAACTTATAAAAAACTAGCTATGCTGCAAGGAGTATTATTAGCAGAGCTATATAAAAGAAAAATTGGAGTACATTTAGTTTATGCGGCAAGCTGGAAATCAAGTTGCGGCATAAAAGGTCGCTCTAGAATAGAACAAAAAAATTCCGCACAACAACATGTGCGGGAAAAGTATGGATATGAAGTAACACAAGATGAAGCAGATGCGATTTGTCTTGGTGAACATATATCCAGTAAAATACAAAATTGGGGTAGACATTAAGTCTACCCCTTATTTTTATGTTTGTATGGTTTGTGTAACTAAATATTTATTAGTTCCACCAGCATTAAAGCTAGCTACATTTACTCTTATAAACTGACCCGTGGTCGCAGTTGTAACTTGAGTTGTTGTTCCACTATATACAATATTTGCAGCAGATCCAGCAATTTGAAAGGCCAAAGATCTTCTTATTGTAGTAAGATTTTCAATTATTAAAGAAAAATCCGTATATGTGGTAAATCCAGTTAAATTTACTGTTGCTAAAGCAACACCCGCAGGAATTTGCAAATATTGTATTCCTCCTGCAGTAGTATCTATATTTATTGATGCAGAACTTGCTATATTTTGAGTGCTTCCCTGATAAGCGTATACTCCTGGAGTTTTAAAATTTATAGCATAATTTAAACCTGATGTTGTAAATGATCCTGCAGTTACAGCTCCACTTGTAGTAAAAGATCCTGCTAAAACTGCTCCAGTAGTACTAAAACTAGCTGCACGAATAAATCCACTTGTGCTATAGCTACCCGTCATTGTTATTGCAGTGGTTGTAAATCGGGGAACTGCATTTGCATCCATAGAGCTAAAATTATTTGTGACAGCTTTGTATAAATCAAACGTTAAATTTAAATCACTTCCAGTTGTACTATATCCAAATAATTGAAAATTTGGCATTGTAAAACCCATTTCCTTTTCCTCCTTAAGTAAAGATTAATTGCGCACTATTGTTTGTTAAAGTATAACCCGCTAAATAAATATTTGAACCCGCCACAATATAAATACCATCTGTTGGATGTAAAAATATATTTTCTGTTCCTATAAAACTTCCACTCGAAGTATTTGTATCTTTGACAACGCTTGAGTAGTTTTTAGTACCACTTCCTATTTCTTGAGATTGTAAATAAAAAGTTGGCACAATAGAAGTTAATAGTCCAACAGTTGCACCTAAGCCAGAACCAGTTAAGCTTCCTACAGTATAGCCAAATACAGGTGTCGATGTTATTGAATATGTACCAAAATTAACAGCTGAAAAACTATAATTTATTGTAGATCCAGTAGGATATGTAGTTTGAAGTGCTGGCTTTAATATTGTACCATTTAATACCATTTCTGTCAATGCAGTTGTTGTAAAAAAACTTCTGAAATCATTTGATGTTGCAGGATTACTTGCATAATTTGTTTGTGCTTGACCCAAGTCTACTACATTTATTATATTATTTTTATCTAAATCAAAGGCTCCAAATGTATAGGCTGTAGCACTAAAGCTATTAACAATATTTCTTAATCTTATAATATTATTATCTCCTACTACATAATATCCAGTTGTAGATCCCCCTACTGTTACACCGCCAAAGAACTGTATTTTACTACTATTGGTACTTTTAAATCCAGCGCTTAGTTGAGGTTGATAAAGACTTATGTTATTAGTTGATACTAAAACAGGACTTAAAACATTTCCACCTAATCCAGAAAAACTATAAATTATTGGTTGTGAATTATTATATGTATAGAATGTTAAATAGCCATTAATAGTATCTCCAGTAAAAGAAATTTTATCTGTTCCTGAAACTGGCATATTTGATTGAGATATAGTTTGAATTGTTGCTGCTGTTGTTGTATATGTTGTAGCATTTAAATTTATTATTTTTGTATCGTATGAAGAAATTCTAGGCTTACATAAAACAGATATAGTATTACCCGCTAACAATAGATCTGCTCCATAATATTGACTTCTTGCTCCTGATAAATAATTTTCTAAATTTATTGTTGTGCTTAAACCAGCATTACTAATATCATATACATTTAAATATAAATTTGAATTTAACATAAAAAGTTTATTAATTTGATTTGTATCTTTATAATAAGTAATTTCTTTTAAATCATTTGCGGTTGCTGGTAAAGAAATAACAGATAGTGGCCCAGCAGTAGTCGAATCAAATATATTTAATGTATTGTTTGATGAATCTGTTATAAAATATCTTTTAACAGTTATTCCTGGAGCGGCAGTTGTAGTATATGTAGGAACCTCAATAGCAGAAGGATTATTTAATCCAGATCCCATAAATAAAGGAGTTATTTTAATTCCTTCTAATGACATCATTCCTTCACTGTTAAAAGGTACTGACATTGATCTAATATAATAATCTGAATCAACATTCATTTGTGCATCTGTAATATGTATTTTTTGATCAACATCAAAAGCATATACTGGCATTGTTTGCATAGAAACATTATCTTCTAAAGTAGCATATTTATATAATGCCTGTTTCATTTGAGTAAAAGCATCAAATTTAGTTGCAGTATCTACCGGTAAGAGTTTATTATAAAAATCAGAAGTATATTGTGGACCCGCATCAGATAATAATAAATATGCTATGGTTACACCACTATTTGAAAGGCTTGTTAGTAAATAATTTAATCTGCTATTATATTCATCAAGATTATAAGCAATCGAATTTTTAACAACTATT